AAAATTATTAGGTCAGTTTCAAAACCAACAGCAAGGAATTGGCAGTCTTGGCATGTTTGCAGACGGCGGCATGGTTGGAACGCGGCCCCCGGAACGCGGACCAGAACCGCAAGGTATGGAAAAAGGTGGGGTTCCAAATCCAGAAGCTTTTAAACCGGAAATTACCGAAACAAGTTTTGAATATACGAAACGTCCGTCGTATGGCGAACTTAGGGCAACGTTTGTTAATGATTTAAAAAACTTGTCTGATGAAGAAATCCAAGCAGAATATGGCATAACTAAATCTAAACTAAGTGAAACTATCGAAATGTTGGACGTTCAATACACTTACGGTTCAACGGACGGACCAAAAGGCCAAGGAGAACGGTTTACGCAAACACTCGTCAGTGCCCCTCTTGTTTTAGAGTCTGAAAGACCTAAAATACGTCCCGGTTCAGAAGTTGTTTCCACAACCACTGGCATGATGGGTATAGGCCCTGACGGAAACCTTATTGAATACGGAACAGAATCTGTTTTAAACGCTGAAAAACTAGCTCGGTTAAAGTAACCAGTCTTTAGCGTCTTCTCCCAACACTTGCCCAGCTATATCAATCTTCTGGCGTAAAGCTTTGAGTATCTTTTCGTCAATAGTGCCTGACGAAACTAGGTCAATATAAGTGACCTTGTTAGTCTGACCAATGCGGTGGGCACGATCTTCTGACTGTAGTCGTATCTCCAAATCGTAACTGTTAGAAAAATAAATTACAGTATTGGCGGCAGTCAAAGTAATGCCATACCCACCCGTGCGTGGTTGCCCTACAAAGAACCGTAACGGACTGTCTTTGTCTTGGAAGCGATTAACCGTTTCTTGTCTTTCATCTTGTGGTGTACCGCCGTAATAAGTTGCGACCGAATCGGGCCCGAAACGGTCGCGCAAGGCATCAGCTATCTGTTGAATGTCATAAGTCCACGACGCCCAAATGATTGCTTTACCTTGAACTTCTTCAGACACAGAGAGCAGTTCCTTCAAACGATTGTTTGCTAAAGGTTGTATCTCTCCCTCATCTGGCTGCAAAAATCCGCAGCATATTTGATGTAGACGCATAACTTGCGTCAAAACACTTGCAGTAGTAGCTAAGTCTCCACTTTCTAGTTTGGCCAAAGCCAACTTCTTCATCTGAGTGTAAACCTTTAATTGTTCTGGAGTAAGCTCTACTTCACGACGTACATAAACTTTTTCGGGCAAGTCTAGGCAGTCTTCTTTTAATATTCTGTTGCTGAAAGTATCAAGTTTATCTGACAATTCGTCGAGCCTGCGGTATCCCACAATCTGTTGAAAACTACGGTGCCCCATTGTTTTTTGCTGGACATTTGCATACCGCGCTTGGAACGCAAAATAGCTGTTAAAGCCCAGCGCCTTGTCCTTTAGAAAGTCGCACTGGCTAAACAAATCCATAGGGCTCTTTGTAATAGGTGATCCTGTTAAGATACGACGATACTTGGACAGTCGTTGCAAGCGTGTAATGTTCTTGGTCCGCGAGGCTTTGCGGTTTTTAATGGTTGTGCTTTCGTCAACAATAACCATGTTTTCCGGGTTTTGAAATAAAAACGCTTCTGCCGCATCTGTACCGCGGGGCGTGGAGAACGCTTCGACGTTCATCACAAATATTTTAAGTCCATTGTATTTTTCTACAATAAAATCTTTTAATTCTTTTTCTTTCTTGATTCCCTTGGTGGGCGTCCAACGTATAACTTTACAAGAAATACGGTCTGGTAGATGTGCAGGAATCTCGTTTTTTACCCAGTTATCGTACACGCCTTTCGGTGCAATAACCAAGGCACTGTTGATCTTGCCAGACTCAAAAAGACAGGCTAACGTATCAAGAGCCACCTTAGTTTTACCTGTTCCCATTTCCATAAACAGCGCGTAATACTCCGCGGCCCACGACTCTTCTAAGGCTTGTCTCTGATGGTCATATGGTTCTGTCTTAAACTTAAAGTCGCGCATTTGTTGCCCCTAAAAAAAACTTCTTGACTTGGGCTGAGTATAAGATATTATCCGTATTTGTCAAGGCCCGAAAGGTGCCTTTAACCACGAAGGAGAAACGCGATGAGCGACAACATACTAAAAATGATGGAGCAGGACTCAGGTCAAACTGGTTCATTAGTTGAAAAAGTGGATCAAGAAGGGCTTACTTCGGTAGCTTCCTTGGCCCGACAAATCCGAGATGAAGAGCTTTATATTAAAGACCTTGAGACAGACCTCAAGGCTGCTAAGAAAAAGCTTTTAAAACTTACTGACGACGATATGCCTTCTATGCTTGCAGAGATTGGCATTTCTTCTTTTGCCCTAGATGACGGTTCCACCGTTGAGGTCAAAGCAACCTACGGGGCTTCGATCCTTGTAGACAATCGCCCTCAAGCATACGAATGGTTACGTGATAACGGTTACGATGACATTATTAAGAACACTGTCGAGTGCCAGTTTGGGCGTGGCGAGGACGATCAAGCAAACGCTTTTGCGGCTTTTGCTCAACAGCAGGGATACGTTCCTGAACAAAAAACAGCAGTTCACCCTCAAACACTTCGGGCTTTTGTAAAAGAGCGCGTCGAAGAAGGTGATGATTTTCCAATGGAACTATTTGGCGCGTATGTAGGTCAACGCGCTGTTATCAACATCAAGAAGGGTAAATAACATGAATAAAGCAGTAGCTAAGACCGCCAAAACTGAGGTGGCAACTTTTGATATTTCTATGTTTGAAGCAGACGCTAATAAAGGCATGGAAAATTTGGGACCAGAAGATTTGGCTCTTCCTTTCCTAAAAGTTCTTTCTGGTAATAACGTAGAACTAGACACTCACGAGACGGCTCGTAAAGGTGACATTTACAACACCGTCACGGGTGTTGCTTACAAAGGCAAGGAAGGTATTAAAGTTATACCTTGTGCTTACCAGCGTAAATTTATTCAATGGGCTGTAAGGGGAGAGGGGTCTGGGGGTCCCGTAGCAATATATGACCCCGGACAAACACGTCCAGAAACGAAACGGTCCCTTGAGGACAACAAAGACTATATTACTGATGGGTCTGGTCATTACATCGAAGAAACAGCACAGCACTTTGTTCTAATCATAAACGAAGACGGTTCTATTGAAACGGCTCTCATTGCAATGAAGTCTACGCAACTTAAGAAGTCGCGTAAATGGAACAGCATGATGATGTCCCGGTCCGTAAAAGGACAGAACGGACCCTTCACCCCACCGCGTTGGTCTTACGTTTACCACATGAAAACCGTGCCGGAAGGTAATTCCAAAGGCGATTGGCATGGTTGGGAGATGTCAATTGACGGCCCTGTGACAGATGTAAAAATTTACAACCGCGGCAAAGCATTTGCAGAAAGTATTTCTGCGGGCGACGTTGTGGTCAAGCATACGGAAGACGATAGTAGTTCTGTCAAAGAAAGTGACAGTGATCCTGTTACGGAAGATAAGGAAGACGAAATACCGTTTTAAGTCGTCAATGTGGCGGGGTCTAGGCTCCGCCACTCCTTTTTCCGTAGGGGGCATTCATGTCAATAAAAAAGTTTATGACCATCTTCGATGGTCTCAAAGAAGCTTATGGTTATTTTAAGATTGAGTCCACCGGGTCTAACGGTAAGGCTAAAGGAAAGGCGGGCGTACTCAAGTCCCCGCGGACCACGAAGCTTTGGGAAAGTCATTTAAAAGGCGGCGGCACAGGTCTGGGTATTATACCAATTAATGAGGACAACCAGTGCATCTGGGGATGTATCGACATTGACCAGTACCCGTTAGATCACAAGTTGTTAATAGAAAAGATACGTCGGCTAAAATTACCTTTAGTTGTCTGTCGGTCAAAGTCTGGTGGAGCGCATTGTTTTTTGTTCTCCAAAGATTGGATCGAAGCAAAAGACATGCAGAAGTCTTTACAAAATATGTCTGCCGCGCTGGGCTATGGCGAAAGCGAGATATTTCCAAAGCAGATTAAACTACACCTAGATCGTGGAGATGTAGGTAACTTTCTCAATCTGCCGTACTACGACCATGAAAACGGCTTGAGGTACGCATTTTTGGATGACGGCACCTCTGCCACGTTAGAAGAGTTTGTAGAACTATACGAAAGATATGTTCAAACCCCAGAAGAAATCGTTAAGCTACAAGTAGTAGGCGGCGGTGAAGCTGACCTTATGAAGGACGCTCCGCCCTGTCTTCAGATACTTTGTAAAGCAAAGATTAGCGAAGGGGGTAGAAATAATGGGTTATTCAACATCGGGGTTTATCTACGAAAAGCCTATCCAGATAGTTGGGAATCTGAAATATTACGCTACAACATGGAGTACCTTGCTCCGCCACTACCACTACCAGAGGTCAACATAGTCGCCAAACAAGTACAGCGAAAAGACTATGCCTACAAATGTTCTGACGCTCCGATAAGCTCACACTGCAACAAAGAACTTTGCCGAACCCGTAAGTTTGGCATAGGAGCGGCTGTAGCAGGGGCTACAATTGCAAACCTGCGTAAGTACAACTCTACCCCGCCCGTTTGGTTTATGGACGTTAACGGGGAGCCTCTTGAGTTGGACACTGAAGCTCTAATGTCTCAACCTTTGTTTCAAAAGTCTTGCATGGAGCAGCTTAACTTTATGCCACGCTCTGTAGCTAAGAACCAGTGGGAAGGCCGGATCAGTTCGTTGATGAACGAAATGCGCGACAACGAGAGCGCAATTATAGAAGTAGCACAAGACGCCAGCATTAGCGGACAGTTTTACGACTACCTTGAAGAGTTCTGTCGTCACCTACAACAAGCGCAGGACAAAGAAGAAATCTTGCTCCGCCGACCTTGGACTGATGAGGAACAAGGAAAGACATATTTTCGTCTTAAAGACTTTGAAAACTTTCTTAAAAAGAATAAGTTTTTTGAATATAAAGCACATAAGATGGCACAAAGACTGCGCGATATTAACGGTCAAAGCACAACGTTGAAGATTAAAGGAAGGTCTGTACGGGTATGGCAGATACCGTCTTTTGATAATGTAGACATAGAAATTGAACCGCCGAAGTTTGGTTCACAACAGGAGGCCCCGTTCTAATGAGTCCGGATGACACTAAGGCCGTGCGAAACGCTGAGATTATTCGTTTGATTGACGATGAGCGTATGACAATGACCGCGGTCGCTAAGTGGTTTAGAATATCTAAACAGCGCGTCCAACAAATATACAAAAAAGCAAAGTCTTAGTATGTTTAGGATTTTTGGACCGCCCGGCACGGGAAAAACAACTACTTTGTTGAACATGGTTGATGACGCCTTTGAGAAGGGTGTTCACCCTCACCGCATTGCTTTCCTAGCCTTTACCCGCAAAGCATCCACAGAAGCGCAGGAGAGGGCCTCTGTGCGCTTCAACCTTGATCCGAAGAAAGACCTAGTGTATTTTCGGACCTTGCATTCTCTGGCCCTTACAATGACTGACATACGTCCAGAGCAAGTCATGCAAGAAGCAAACTACCGGGAACTCAGCACCAGCATAAACATTCCGTTGGGCGCCGCTAAGAACG